CCATGGCCGAGGAGTTCGGGTTATGAGCGTCCGTCCCCAAAACACCGCTCCAGCCCGCCCCAAAACCACCCAGTTTACTCTGTTGGGATGGTTTGAGGACGAGGGGGTAATACAGCAGTCCAACTACCGCAGCGACGACGCAGTAGTCAGCCAGAGGAAGTGGACAGACCTGCTTGCAAACAGCAAGTGGGACTGCGCCAGCGGTCTTGTAAACGTGCTTTGGCAAAAGGGAGACCTCATGGTGCGAACATCAACAGCTTTGGATTGGAAGTTTGTAGATAAGCTCCAAAAGGAAAACAGTGAAGCTGTCGGATTCATACAGGACACCATTTGGAGCAAGTACGTCTGGGGTGGAGAGAGGAACTTTGTCGTTCTTATCTGCGAGATGAACTTAGACCCAGTTGGCTACGTTCTTCTCACGCCTGGGCGAGGCGTGAAGAGCTACGGTAAAATCCAGCAGATTGCTGTCAGGCAAGACGCCAGAAGGCTTGAGTACGGAACAGCCTTAATCAACGTGGCACGCCAGTTCTGCGAGGAGTTCAACCGGTCTGGCTTTACACTCAGATGCCGAGTTGACCTAGAGAGCAATCATTTCTGGAACTCTTTAGGGTTCAAAAAGTATGGCACATGGGAGAAAGGCAAACGCAACCACGTCGGCATGAAAGCAAGCAACGACATCAACCTGTGGAGAATCGAGCTAAACGAAAATCTTCCACGGCTGGGGCTGGATTAAGCCACCGCAGGATGGTGTTGCCACCACGCGCCAGCGTGCGGTAGATGTTGCAGCCTTCCGCGAACGCACTGCGTGGCTCGATTACTGTTGAGCCAGAAACGGCGTGACAGGCCGGAGAGACGGCCAACCAAAAACCGGATTAACCTTCCAGTTTCAAAAAGGCTGACGGGATTTTCAGATTCGTGAAAAGTTTTTCCAAACCCACAAAATCGGAAAACCATCCCACCCAGAAAACAGGACGTAAAACCGTTTGTCCTGTTGCGCACGCTCCTGGTGCTCCTGGCGAGCAAAGACAGTTAGCAAAGCTAGCAAAGGCAGTTAGCAAAGGCGGTGAGCAAGGCCGGTAAGCAAGCGCGGTGAGTAAGGGCAGTCAGCGGGAAAGAAAAAGCACGCAGTGCTTTCTCTTTCTTTTGACGCTGGGGCGTGAAAGAAAGAAAAAGAATCAAAAAGAAAGCCGCCCACAACGGGGCGGCTCGGCGAGGGGAGAGGAGAGAGAGGAGAGGAGAGGGCGGTGTTAAATCGTGCAGCACCCGCAACAGGGCGCGTCCACACACCGCCCATTGCGGTTACGCGTGAAGCGCTCGCCGGTGGAGAAAGCAATGCCGTACGACACCGCATTGCCCTTGCTCCAAGAAAGCGCCTCAGCAGAAGCCTCAGAGGGCGCATCCCAGCACCGGTTAACGCAGTCAGGGCAATGCACGGTCCAGCCAGACCGCGCACGCGAGAGCGTGCCGGTGTTAGCGGGGACACGGCACCCACAGCCGACGCAGTCGGCGGGGTATTTGTTGGAGCGGGGTTTGTTCAGGGTTTGCATGGTTTGTTCAGGTTCGGGGTTCAGGGTTAGTAACGGTCGCAGGCAGGCTTCAGCTCAGCAATGGGGTCGCTCAGCCCGAGCGCACGCCGTGCGCCTCGGATCGCGTCCTGCCAGTCCTGCTCCTCGCGCCAGGTGCCTTGCTGGATTGGTAGGCGCTCGCCAACGCCGTTGAGCATAGCGCTCAGGCAGGCGCGGAGGGCTTCGGTTGGGGTTGGGGTCGGGGTTGTTTGTGTGGTTTGCATGGTTTGTTTTTGGTTTGGTTTACTGACTGTTTGGGTTTGTCGGCGACTCCGACGGAAAGCTTTAGGGGAACGTTGCGAAAAGTTTGCGAAAGGGGCTGGGTTTGTGGCGGAAAAACCGGATTAACGTTGGGAATCCAAAACGGTTGGGGAGATTTTCGATTTCGTGAAAAAGTTTCTGAAAGGCAGGAAATCGAAAAACGGTTTCAGGCGGAAAATCAGGGTTTCAGAGGGTTTCGGGAGCGGAAAGGCGCACTAAGTTGAGTTTGCTTAGGTTGGATTTAAGGCGGGAAAGGTGAACGCGTGCAGAGAAGAGGAAAGAAACATGGGCCTAGAACGAGCGGAAAGTGGGTGAGAACGCGAGGAAGGAAGCGGCGAGGGTAGGTACAGCGGAAAGGAGGTGAGAAGAGCGGGAAGGCGGGAAGGGGAAGCGGGACGGATGGAGACACAAAAAAAGCCGAACCCGTGAGGGCTCGGCTTGGATTGGGGAGGGGAGTGGGGCTCAGTGTCGGTACAAACGACCATCCGAGCCGACCCGCCAAGCGTCAGTGGGTGGGGGTGGACAGGTTCGGACTTTGCAAGGCATAATCAGTGCACGGTTGACTGCAGTCTGCGCAGACTCGAGAGAATCGGCAGTGATGGTTCCGAGATAAGCGCCGGTGGGGGAGTCGACGTAAACGTGAAAGGTTTGCATGGGTGCGGGTTGGTTAGTTTGCAACGTCGACGACGAAACCAGAGCGGTCTCGCTTGGCCTTTCCCTTCGCCTTTAATCCGACAACGTAACCGGAACGGCCTGCCTTTGCACGGCGGTCCAAGAAACGAAGATCGGTTATGTCGCCGTTCAACACGGGCCGGTGTTTCCAAGTTGCGGGAAGGGAATCGCGGAACACGACGGAGACATTCCCGCCAGCGCGAAGAACTTGTTCACATTCACTCTCGTTCGCTGCTGAATCACGGGAGAACGTAACCGAGTAGTTCTGGGGGTGGAGGCCGCGTGCGTTGTCTAAGGCCTTTTTGACCGACTTGGAATAATCGTAGAACGGAACGTCCGGAAACAACTCCATCAGCGTCATGCCTTTTGAAGGTACGACAAGGCGGTGGAAAGCTAGGTCCGAGGTGCCGTTGAGGCGAACGCATGGAAGCATTCCAGCGCGTTTAGCCTTGCGCACTAGTGCTTTGCAGTCTTCGAAAAGCTGTTCCATGAAGGCGTTGCGGTTGGTGAAGAAGAAGCGGGTTTTCTTGAGGCGGGAAGCTTGGACGGAGTTAAAAGCGCCACGGCCGGCGCTGTTTAGGCAGGAAGATTTACACGTTCCTGCCCACGGGCAGACGTTCCCGACTCCCGAAAGGTCGGAAGGTGAAAGGTACAGGATGCCGGTCAAATAGCTTAGGGTTTCGCCTTTAACGGTCTTTGCTGAGTTTGTTCCGAGTAGCTTCATTTTTTTGGTAGTAGTAAAGGGTTGGAAGGGTTGGTTTTATTCGGAAAGGTTCACAAACTGAAAAGCGCTGTTCTCTCTTTCTTGAAATGCTTCAAACTTTTCGGAAATCCTAGGTGCGTTGCAAAGTTCGTATTTAAAAGAACTTACCAATACCAGGCTCATATCGCATCCACCGAAGGTGAACGCGTCAAGAATACCGTCTAGGTCGTCAAGTTCCTGTTCATTAAGGTATTCCATGAAGTCAGATAGGTTAACGTACGTTGCGTTCAGGATTTTGGTTTTGATGCTCATTTTTGTTTGGTTTGGTTTGGTTATGGGTTGTGGGAGAGGGGTTTAGCGCGGAAGGCAAAAAAGACTGTCCCGCATAGTTATGGTTAAGCTTCTCTCGTTCACCACTTTAAGAGTGGGGCGGGAGCATTCGTTGTGCGAAAGGTAGTAAACGGTTGATTGTAAAGCTTTTATAAAATCTGAAGCTTCTTTTCGGGAATCGAAAGGCCCGTGTAAAAGACTGTAGTCTGTGCTCTTTGGGCCGTAGTAGTGGCGTTTGCCTGCAACGTAGTGTTTCATGGTTTGGTTTGTGGTTTGTGGTTGACTGAGAGTGGTTTATCGCATTTGGCGCAGTGCCGCTGCGTATGTGACGCAGAGCAAAAGCAGAGTGAGTTTGAGCGTACCGAGCGCGAGAGCGTCGAGGGTGGAGAGAGAGAGCATTGCGAGTGTGTAAGTGTTTGGTTTCATTTGGTTTGGATGGTTTGATTTGCGTCCACGTTGTGTGAACTTGGTGAAACATTGGCGCAAGGTGGGAGGGTTTGGCAACAAGAAAAAGCGCAAAGTTTGCGTATCGGTGGAAATGTGAAACTTGCTTTAGGCTCTCCCTAATGACGAATAATCCGCCAATGGGAGTAGGTACGATTGAGAATCTACAACGGACGTCCGGACGGAAGGCAGGGACGCCAAACAAGGTTACAGCCACAATCAAAGAGGCGGTGCTTCTCTCCTTTGAGCGTTTGGGGGGCGCCGCCTACCTCGAGGAAGTCGCTCGGCGCGATCCTCGCACCTATTGTGCGCTCCTAGGCAAGGTTCTGCCGCGCAACCCGGCTGCCACGGACAACGCGCCCGGCGCCGTGTCCACGCTCTCAGACGCCGAAATCCGGCAAAGAGTCGCGGGAATGCTACGCGAGGGGCTGAGTGCGGGGGGCATCGAGACGGGAGATGTCGTTGACGCTGTGGAGGTTACAGCTAAACCGAGTGCGCCGTGAGAGGTATTCATGTCAGATATTGTATTGCGTAATATCGAAAGCTTATTGATTCCAATGCTGGACAACGTAAAAGCTAAAACCCCCCGAAGGGGTGCCGGAACTTACAGCGGAGACGGCGGCGTCTCCGTGAATGTCGCTATTAGACCGTGAAAGAACTCAGTCCAGAAGAGAAAGCAGAACTGGTCATGTGCCTCGAGGAACTCCAGAGGCGCAAGCGCGAGCGCCGTTTGCTCGGTTACTACCCAGACACCGGACCCCTCAGGCGGGAGCTCTACAAGAAGCACCTAGCCTTCTTCGAGGCTGGGGCGAAGTACAAGGAGCGTCTGATGATGGCAGCCAACCGCGTCGGGAAGACGGAAGGCATCGGCGGCTTCGAGATGGCGGTACACCTCACGGGCCGGTACCCCTCATGGTGGACGGGCCGCCGGTTCGACCGCCCCATCTCGGCGTGGGCGGCGGGGGACACCGGTAAGACCTCACGGGACATCTTGCAGACGAAGCTGCTGGGACCGGCGGGGAGCCACGGCACGGGCCTCATCCCGAAGGAAGACATCCTGCGGGTGTCGGCCAAGGCCGGTATCGCAGACGCGGTGGAAATCATCGTGGTCCGGCACGCATCAGGCGGCGAGTCGCGGTTAACGCTCAAGAGCTACGACCAAAGGCGCGAGAGCTTCCAAGGAACGGAGCAGGACATCATCTGGCTGGACGAGGAGCCGCCGCTGGACATCTACACGGAGTCGTTGCTGAGGACGATGACGAACGACGGTATGGTGATGTTGACGTTCACGCCGCTCTTGGGGATGAGCGAGACGGTGATGGCGTTCTTGAGAGACGGTGAGGTGTGCGAGAGGGCGGAGGGGACGAAGTTCGTTGGGATGGCGACGTGGGACGACGTCCCGCACCTAAGCCAGAAGCAGAAGGAGGATTTGTGGTCGAGCATACCGCCTTTCCAGAGGGATGCGCGCTCGAAAGGTGTGCCGCAGTTGGGGGCAGGGGCGATATATCCGGTACCGGAGAGCGAGCTGGTTGTGCCTGACTTCGAGGTACCGGTGCACTGGCCTAGGGTGTTTGGGATGGACGTGGGCTGGAACAAGACAGCGGCGGTGTTTGGGGCGTTGGACCAGCAGAGTGACACGTTGTATTTGTACTCGGAGCATTATCGCGGTCAGGCGGAGCCGGCGATTCACGCGGAGGCGATAAACGCGAGGGGGCGCGGTATCCCTGGGGTCATTGACCCTGCCTCCCGTGGCAGAACGCAGGTAGACGGGCAGCAGTTGTTTGTGCGGTACCGGCAGATGGGCTTGGACTTGACGGTGGCGAACAACGCGGTTGAGACGGGGATATACGACGTGTGGCAGCGGATGTCGACGGGGCGGCTCAAGGTGTTTAAGAGCATGACGAACTGGGTGGCGGAGTTCCGGTTATACCGGCGGGATGACAAGGGCAGGGTTGTGAAGGAGAACGACCACTTGATGGATGCGACGCGGTATTTGGTGGTGAGCGGGCTAAACCGAGCGGCCTTGAGTCTGAAGAAGCGGATGCAGAAGCTC